AGAACAATCTATTCTCATCATCTGTATTTCTTTCGTATGCTTTCATAGTATTCTCACTTAATGCAAATTTATCTATAACATGAATAGGAAACTGTTTAGATAAACTATAAGAAGCACCTTTATATGTTGGTGCTATTGCATTTACAGGTGCATTTGTTGATGTATTACCTGATGCTAAATTATCAGAATTTACATAGCTTTCTAATATAGGTCTTAAATCAAACATACCTACACCTACATTATTAGGTGTTGTTTTTAATGTTGCTATCTTTGTAGCTGCTGTACCTAGATTTGCTTTTTCAACGTCTATATATATATTAGCAATAAATTTAACTCGTGTTTGATTTGCTACTACTGTACTGTCTGATACTGTAAATATGACATCCTGTGTTGCTGGAAATGGATCATATTTTGGTTGTTGTTCTAATATTAAATTTGCCATTATATATTGCTTTTATTTACTGTTATACTTTGTAATATATCATCTTTTAAACTTTGTAAAAATCCTACTTCAAAGTTTTTATAATTTTTACCTAAAGAATTTTGAAAAAAACTAATTCCATGAATACCTCTTATATATATTGCTCTAGCCATTAAAAATTTTATACTTTTTCTTGACATAAATTTACCTTTACTATCTCTTGGTGCAATTCCTTTTTTAATTATCCATTTATCTAATGCTCTTGTTAAACCACCTTTAGCACCTGTGCCTGTACCAAATTTAAATGGGCTATCTTTTCTTTTACCTTGCCATGTTTTGTACCACCTACGACCA